CCACAGTTGTCAATTGCAGTTCTGCTCCCCTTAGGATTTACTATCTCTAGCGAGGTCCTGATTCCTCTAGCTCAGTGACAGGTGCACCCAATTGGCCAAGCTTTACCAAAAGGGGTTCGGGATTTATGGCTACACCACAGCCTATCCGGGTTTGATGGGTTTTCCTTCCCTTATTGCACTCGATCATGTAGATTTAAAGAATTGATGTACTCCATCATGGCTGTTTTGCCTTGTTGTGCTCTGATGCGGTTAGCTTCAATTTGCTCCGCACCAGTCATATAGTTCTTGATGGCGTCTGAGTGCTTTTGTCTAAGTGTACCTCCTTGGAGGGCACTAGACCGAGATCCCCCTAAAGACGGAACGAGCCGTTGAGCAAAAGATTTCTTATGCTTTTGATCCAATACCGATTTAACGAATGGGCGATCTGAAGGATCACTCACTCCGGGCATGCGCATTATCTGTTCAGTGCGCGGTATGGATGAGAGGGTCTCTGTGATCGTTGGTGATGGAGGTCGAGCCACCGGTTCAGGATTCCAGGTAGGTGTTGTCTCCACGATCTGATCGAACTGTCCAATTTCAGTACTGGTATCATTTAACCAATCGGACACGTTGTTCGATTCTCCTTCGTCCGAGGAATTGTCACGTAACCCACCAAGGTCACGGAATAAGATGTTTTCAGGCTCTGGGTCTGATCTAGCATCAAAGGGTGCTAGTTTCTTCTCGGAACGATTCCTTTCCAGTTTAAAGGTACCCTCATTATTGAGGGGAGTTTGTTGCGGTTTTCTTTCCGCCAAGGCATCCAGGAGATTTCCTGGATGCGGGGCGGGCTCTAAAGCCCGAGGCGCCTTTGGGGCACGAACTCGTCGGTGGCGCGAAAATCCATCTTCATCTTTTTCATCGATGGAAATGGACAACATACCCCATTCAAGATCTTTGTCTGAATATCCCCCATAAGAGACGACGTAGTTGTAATCGTCGCTCTTTTGAATTGGTGGGGCTTGCATAGCCCAATAAGCACCATCCTCGGCCACGGAGAGGTCAAAGGAGCAGTAGTAATCACTTTCTACTGCTCGAGAACCTTGGAAGTGGCAGTTATTGACCTCAGCATCAGGATGTCCAACGACAAAGCTACGTGTAGCTTGATAGTTTGAAATCTTGACTCCTGAATACTCACGTGCGAACCAGCCGTCTTGATCTGCGTTGAAAGCTACAAAGCCTGCCCATTTACCCTTGTTAGGATCTGTGATTGCACGGACTTTGTATTCCCCATCGGTCTCTATATAGACTGTGAATTCCCCCTTATCTGCGGGGATTAGGAAATAGGGGGTTGCTTTCTCGCGATCATTTTGTAGATAATTGGCAGTAAAATTTTCATTACTCCAATGTTCATTCTCCCATTTGTACAGTTTTATAAATGTCAAAGGTTTGACATCTATGAACTGATCATTGCGAGCTGTTGAAACTCGGGAGGTTGGTTTACCCTCATATCCCCAAAACCTCGTTGGAGGTGGGGCTGGTTTGGGTTCTGGTTCTGGTTCCGGACTTGGTGGCGGAGGAGGGGGGGGTTGGGGTGACGGTTCGCCGTCTACCTATTTCGGGTTGTGAAGTGACACCCAGTATCTGATTTGGAAATACCCTGCTGTTGTGGTAGATCCGTTTCCTTTGTAGTGTATCTTGAACTGGTCTTCGGAAGAGTCGTGCCACTCTAACCCGTTAATTTTTGAAGCGCCGAACGTAGCTTGCCCCGCTTTTGTGATGGTGAATTTTCTAAGCGTGGAGCCAAGCTCTGTGAGTTTGCAGTGTGGATCCACCTCATAAGCGATGGATCCTTCGGCGGTGGAAGCGGATTCACTGAAGAAACGAACGTTGACTTTAGTGATCTTATACTCATGGTAGGCTTTGAGCACTCCACCAGAGAGCGCGACGCTCTCTGATAAACTAGGCCCGAAGGTGATTGTTCCTTTGGAGTTGCCTTTGAGAGAGTCCTTGTTGAACACAAATGTCTCGCTGTTGCTGGTCCCTCCGGCGTTTCGAAGTTGGCCTCTTCCTCGATTAGATCGAGTTGGTCGTCTTCTATTTCGCCATGTTGGCCTAGTTGGTGCGACCATAACGATTGGCCGAACTGGATTCCTCCTTGCTCTACCAGTGCGTGTTCGCTTTCCATTTCTTCCTTTTCTTCTAGCCCCTCCCGTATTCATTAACGATTGAGCGTACGTGGGCTGAGATCTTTAGGTAGACGAAGTAAAGTCCAATTGCCGTTACTGGCACTGCTGTTAATAGACCACTTGAAAATCCCGCGAGGAATTTATAATCTATTTTGGACTTTGGTAACAAGACTGAATCTCCACTACTCGCAACTTGTGTATGTGTGGCTGATTTTGGGGCTTCACAAGACTTTCTTGATTTCTTTTGTGACTATACTGGGACTAGCCACTTGTGAAGCCTGGACACTAGATCTGGATCATACCGCAACTCATGCAGCACAGACCATAGTGCATTGAGGTAGTTCGTGACCACCTCAACGTTCCCACATCCCGGATCATATCCGAAGATCAATTTATAGAGCATTTTACCTTTATTGATCGGGATGGCGAGGTTCAACTTCTCAAAGATATGAGAGCAGAATTCCAGTTTTGTTGAAACCTCGACTTTGAATCCGAGTTGCGCGTACAACTCAAGATTTGAGTCATTTGACTCAATGGCATCATCGCCCATGGCGATGGCCCATGACGCGCCGCAGTGGAGAGCGGCCATGACGCGAATCCGGGAATTGGTTGAGCTTGTGTTATAGCTTCCGGATTTTTGAACCCCTGATACTTCTTGGGCGAGAAGTCGCCCGTCCGACAATGCCAAAACAGAATTTCCGAGGCAATGTAACCAGACTTGTTGCAGATTGAAATTTTGCTTTTCAGTGTGCCCACTATAATGGGACTGCAACCTATTGCGGACTTCCATTTCGTCTTCCAACATCCATTGAGAGACGCTCCAGTCGAAACCGGAGCAATCTGTTGGCACGACATAGTCGGCCCAGTTTGTGAGCAGTTCTGCTGCTTCGATGTTGGCTTGCTTGGATAGCAACTTGATGAACTCAAGGGTTTGTTCATCAGTGGAAAGTCCAAAGCCTGGCTTTGATGGGATGGAGCGCCATAGTTCGATTTCCATTTTGTTTTGGCGCTGGAACAAGATGCGGGCGACCAGTTGGTCAACCAAAGATACTGACATTATGAGCCTGTATCGCCCTTCATCTAACTTGGACTGCTTATGTGGTTCATTCTTGATGAACACCCTGATTGGATCGCAGAGTCCAAGCTGGACACACTCTTCAGGAGTTAGGTTGTTATTGAAAACTTTCGACATCTTCTGTAGTCGGTCGAAAGTCATCTGGGCTAGCACTGGGAGAAGTTCTGGATCTTCGACCCATCCACGATGAGTGGGTCGGCGGTACTTGATGTACGGAATCCCAATGCCAGCGTCCAATTCAAGAGAATGGACTGCAACCTTAAAGTGCTCCTGGAATTTTTCCCAACTTAATGTTAGGTGTCCAGTTTCCGTGTAACCGACGAGATCAGGGGAAGATGTTTGCACAGTTGAATACATCTCGACGGTTCTTTTTATTACGGACTCCCTCTTCTCATCTGAGGGAATTAATGCTGACTGCGTCCGTTGCAGCCATCTAGCGCTTTGAAGTTTCAAAGATCTAAGTTCGGCGCTAGCTCCAAACTTAGGCCACCCAAAGCCCTTCACTGCTTCCCCGAGTTCGGGGTAACTCTGGACCAGGTTTTGGCCCCATTTTGAGTCCTGTTTGGCTTTTGGGTGGTAGTAGCTCGGGATGTACCCGCAATCCCTGAACCCTGGGATTTCTGATTGCTCTTTTGGGGTCCAGGTGTAGTCCTCTTCGAAGAATTTCGTGAATTCTGCGGCTTTATGTTGGCGGACCTGTTGGCGGGTTGGTGCACTGTCGGAGTTGGGATTTTCTTCACAACTTCCTCGACGATCTGTCTGTTGATCGCTTGCAGATCGATTTTCGAAACGAGCGTAGACAAGATCTCCTCCATCATCTTTTCGCCACTTTTTGGCGTAATTACGGGGGTGCTTGCGGTTTCTCCGGCTACTTTGGTTCCGGTTGTTGGGCAGTCGGTGCTGCCTTGGGAGTTTAAAGACTCTTTTATGAATGGCTTCTCCGTCTCAATGTGTTCTACATTTTGATCAGTGAAGAAGCTGTCATCAGAGAACTCTGACGTCTCTGATTGAGTCGACTCCTCGATTGGCTGTTTTCCTTTGTTTGTCTTTTCTAGCACAGCCTGCTCCATGTGAATCTTCTTAAACTCTTTGATTTTGAGTTTGTTTGCCCCATATTTCTTCATCGCACGGGAGATATCTCCAAGAGAATGGTGCGTGATGTCTTGTTGCATGGTGGTAGCGAAGGTTTGGTTGCCAAGTTTGGCACAAATTAACCTATCGATCCACTTGGGGAAAGATTCATCCGTTTCAACGTCATACAGGTAGTCACTTATCACGTGATCTCCTGCAGAGCACTCCAGGATCATATCGTCGATGTCACCTTTAACATATCGAGGTTTGACGCCGGTACGAGAATAAAATCTTATCTTTTCCATTGTCTCGTAGTATTCGTCTTCCTCGTCGATCGTGAAGTCTTCTCTATATTCGGGAACTTCTAAGTCTTGAAAGAAAATTTTGCCTTGAGGAGCAGTGCTTTCATAGACGTAGATTGGAGCTGTTAGACCCGGAATATGAGGAATTGGGGTCATCAGGTTGAAATTATCGTTGTTACCTGCCGGTGACCCAGTGTGAACTCCCAAAACTGCTTTACCATTCCAGTAAGGGGTCCCACTATCGCCATGTTGGGTGTTGGAGAGTATTTTGACTCGGTTTCCATGATTCCCAATCAGTTTGGCGCTGGAGCTCACCCAGCCATTGTCGGACAACCGATAAAAGGTTGCAGCACAAATGGCTAGGTGTTTGGATGTGACGGTTTGAGCTCCTTTACATCCTAATAGACTCTCCCAACTTGGTGGCCCTGAGAATAGGGCGAAATCCGATTCTGAGTCTTGAATTTTGGCTCTGAATTCAGAAATCGGTATCAGATTACCGGTTTTAGGTCCTCTGATTTTGGCGCCTTCGCAGACGCAATGGTTGGCGGTCATTAGGGCTGTCTCCCCATTGTGCAAAATAATGCATGTCGCGTACCCGAGATGAGAGCCGTCAGAATGGATGATCTCAAGAACGCTGCTCTTGGGGGGAGACTGAGGGATTGTGTATGAAGTAAATCCCTGAATTGCTTTCTCATTTATAAAGTTCTTGCTGCACGCAAGACTCCGATAAAGTTTCCTCGGGAGAAAGCAACTGGCAGACACTATCCAAGATGGTAAATTTCCAAATGCTCTTACTACCATATTCATGATCAATTTGGTCAAGATAGTAAGCAATGTTAGCAAGAGGAAGGGAATAGTCTGACGGGTCAATAAATATTTTATCAAAGAGAATATCACCAACGCCAGTAGCTGCCAAAATGACACCGCGGTCCACAGAACTGTTGAAACGCATTTGTCTAACGTCTGGGCACCTATATCGAACAACATTCGACAATATTTTGCCGATGTGTTCAGGCCCCAGGAATATGCATTCTGGGTGTCCACGTATGCCTTCGCAGATAACGTCGTCAATAAGACTTCGTAACTCTCTGCGGTAAGCTCCCTCAGTGGTGGGTTCTCGCAGATTAATGAGCATTCCATCGGGGGACAATACAAATTCGGGGAAAAACCCGATGTATAGCCCCCATTCAAGATAGGCTCTGGCCTGGGAGCGAGGAACCTTGTATAAGCCGCTTCGTGTGAAGCGACATTTGCGGTTGAGGAACAGAGGGAGGACAAAAGCAATAGAGCGAGAAAGAATGGAGACATCGTAAAGACCAGGATAGTTTACGATGAAATAGCAGATATTTCGAAGGAAAGCTGCTGCGTTGAGATGATGATTATGCCTGTTTATGACTTTGGTTACAGTTATGTAGCCGGGGATGAGCACTTCAATGTTCATTCACTAACAGACAAGCAACGCGTTCTCGC